ATTCCTGATACTGAGGTATCAGATGTTTGGGCGAACTTCCTAGTTCAGGATTACATGGGAATTCAATGGCCTGTCACACAGTTCACCTATGACTTCTCAACTTACTTCCGTGGTACTTTCTTCTGCACCGCTCCAGCATGGAATGGCGCAGTTTCAGGTATCCGTAATTCTTAATAACTGAATAAAAGGAGGGTGCGTCATATATTGGGCGCACCCTTCCTTTATTAAAGGAGGGAACAATGAGCAGATATGTAGCACCTGATCGTGGTGTTAAAGAAACGATAATCGGTGGTAAGAGTTACTTCCCCGATCGAGGCGGCATCTACAATGTAGAAAGTCCAAGACACGCAAAATTAATGAAGGCCGAAGGTTATTTTGAAGCATCACTAAATCCCTATTCACAAGGCGACCGCAAACGAGGATTTACTTGCGTAGAATGTGGGTTCGACGGTTGGTTCCGCAAGTGTGGGCGTTGTGGTGTTGAAGCCTTGGACACACCTCGAGATGGAGAATAAATGGCAATTGGTATAACAAACGACACCTTCTCTGAACGGCCATACATCAGCGTTGCGGAGTATAAAAATGCTCCAACATCAATTGATTACGACAACTTAGTAGTTGGTGGAAACCTGGCTGCCCAAGATGCAGAGTTAGAGCGTGTGATCTTGCGTGCATCCTCTTACATGGATGAGTATTTAAACCAAAACTTAGTGGCAAACCGACAAACAGAAACCCAACGGACTCGTTTTACACCACAGGGTTATATTGCTTTGCACCCAAACCAAAATCCTATTATTTCTTTAGAGTCTTTTTATTACGGCACAACACCTGCGCAATTAGTGGAGTTGAATGAGCCTTCAGCAGCCTGGTTTGAGAACCAACAACTCATTATTCCGATCTCTCAGATGTCTTTGAACTGGTCTAGCCAGGGTCCTTTGGCTTTTGGTGGGGGCATTCCTTCTCAACAAATCTTTACCAAATACACCTATGTTTCAGGCTTTGTAAACAACCCAATAGTCAGCGCAACCGCAGGAACCACAACCGTGACTGTTGAAAGATCAACAGGCATTGTTGCAGGTCAAATGCTGCGGATCATCGATGGCGCTAATTCTGAAACAGTTTATGTAAGCGACACTTATGTGTATGGCAATCTAGCCGTAACTCTTGATGCGCCTTTGACTTACACCCACACCGTCGGTTCAACCATTAGCAATATGCCTAATGCGCTTAAACAAGCCTGTATTTTAATTACAACTTCTTTTATTAAAGTCCGTGGTGATAATTCCATGACTATGAACATCACAACCCAACCACAGGCAAGCCTTCCTGGGGCAAACCGATATGGAAGCGACATCAAACTGGCGCTAGACATGGTTGATAAGTACCGCAGGATTCGTTAATGGCGGGCCGTGTTGGGGTCAGGAACACCCTGGCTGCCTTTATCTCCAATCCACAAATTGCTAATTTAAATCAGGTCTTTACATCCTTTCCAAAGCGAATTAACTACCAAGTTAACTCTCAGCCTGGGCAATTAACACGCTCGGCGGTTATTGTTTTTATTGCATCAGAGACCGAGTCCCGCTTGGCAATAGGCGGAGCGCACAACGGTTGGAAACGAATCGACTACACCTTAATTTTGCAGGTTTATACCCACTCCATGCATCGAAATGCAGAGGATGTAATGAATGATTTTGATGTTCTTATTGACAACATCAAAGAACGGTTGCGTTCGGACCACAATTTTGGTGATCCAACGGGTAACCTAGTATGGCAAGGAGCAGAACCTGTTATCAGCGCTCGCTACGGAGAAGTCTCCACGACTAATGAAGGCGCATCGGAAGTGTTTGCTGAGATAGAATTCCTTGTTACCGAAATGATCCAAGCATAAGGAGCAACATGAAACTAAAATACAATGGAACAGATGAGCGTGTGTTCCCATCGCTGGGTATCACGGTAAAACCAGGTGAGGAATTTGACGCACCCGATGATTTTAAACATTCTGATTGCACAGCATCAGGAGCAGTAAAATCTGCAGCAATACCAACACCACCAGCCAAATTGTCTGCAGCGTCAGACCTGAACTCTAAGGAGAGTGAATAATGTCCGTACAGCAATCCGTTAGGTCGTACCTTGGTATCGCTAAAGAAGTTACCAAAGGTACTATCGTTGCACCTACAGACTTCATACCAGTATCAAAAGACAGCATCAAACCAGTCGATGTAGTAGATCCACTCTATGACACAGGACTTCGTGGTTCAAATGTTGTTAACTATGCTTATCTACAAGGCCGCACCCGCTCAACCTTTGATTTTGGTGGAGCAGTATTTGCCGACACCGTTGGTTATGGACTTGCAGGGCTTTTAGGCTCTGTGGCAACAACAGGTGCTTCAGCACCATACACACACACTATTTCTTTAAAGAATAGTTTAACTTCAGGCGCAGATGATCAGCCAATCTCATACACACTTACTGACTTCTACGCCGCCGATGTCCGTTCATACCCAGGATGCCAATTCTCTGACTTCTCTTTGAAGTTTAATGCAGATGGCATGCTTGAATATGACACAAAAACAACTGGCTGGGCTTCTAGCGCAGTTTCTGATCCAACACCAACATTCTCAACTTTGTTACCAACTGTTGTATGGCGTGGAGCAGTATCCATTGGTGGAGCAACAGTTTCTAATGCAATGACTGGCAACATCGACATGACTCGTTCTGTCACTCCAGTTTATGGCATCTCTAATACTCAGAATCCTTACCAAGTTTTCTTAGGACCTTTAGAAGTAACTGGCAAAATCACCTTCATCATGGAAGATGACACAGAACTGACTCGCTTCCTAAACAACACTCAACCAGCCATAGTTTTAAACTGGGCTTACGGTGCAGGTGCTTCAGCAGTTCAGATCCAAGCAACAATATCAAAGGGCGCTTACACAGCAGCCGTGATTGAGCGTGGCGATGATTATGTTCAAGTGTCAATCGATCTAAACGGCCAAAGCACCACAACTGATGCTGGCTCAACAGGTGGATTTGCACCAATCAAGTGGGTTCTACAGAACGCCAAGGCTTCAGGAACTTACGCATAACAAACCCTCAGAGTAGGTGGGGTTAGGTTGATGGAGAACGCCTTCCCTCCATTCCACCCACCTACTCCTTTTAAAGTATGATGTAAGGAAGGCAAACAAACAGGAGGCAAAAATGACACAAAAAATAACACTACCTTCAGGCGCAACTGTAACTTTGAAGGACCCAAAACAACTACGAGTTAAAGACCGTAAGCGTGTATTAAAAATCGCTGATGTTGAAGGTGGAGATTTGACTAGGGCTTTGGCATTAGGCGATGCATTAATAGCCATGTTAGTAGAGGATTGGTCTTTTGATTTACTAATTCCAGGGCTAAAAATAGATGCTTTAGATGAGTTGGAGATGAAAGATTACGATGCGTTGATTGAGGCAACTAAAGACGCACAGAAGTTTCTATTCCCAGCACTCACAGAAACTGTCGAGAATGAAAAAGACCCAAAAGCGCCTACCGACAACTCGAACGCCTAAAGTGGCTGCTTGAGGGTGGCGAGCGCCGATCTGATTTAAACTATCCCGACGAGGAATGGTCTTATTTTCAGTTTGCAGATCGCTTTGGTTGGACACCCGCACAGGTGGATGATCTACCCGCAGGGACTGCTGATTGGTTGTTGGCAATAGCGGCAACTGTAAACAAAGTACAGAGCGAGGGGAGAAAATAATGGAAATAAAAAACCTTGCTCAAGTGCTGGCTGGTTTGAATTTAACTGAAAAGAAAATGAACGATGCTGCTCGCTATGCCATTGGTATGGCTGCTGCAACAGTTGAGCGCCAGGCTAAAAAGAATGCAAACACAGGAACTCATCCTAGAGGACAAGGACACATTCCTGGAACTGGTCCTGGTCCCAATGTTGTAACTGGCAATTTGCGTCGTTCTATTTATTCTCAAACCAAGGTTGGCTTTGGCAGTTCATATATTGGCGAAGTTGGAGCCACAATGGTTTACGCAAGAGCAGTTGAAATGGGCCTTCCTTCTTGGAAATCAGGAGTAAAATATCCATATCTTGTCCCTGCCGCAGAAAGCCTGCAAAAATCAGGCGCTCTGAACAGGACATTTACTGGCGCATTTGCGATGTATTTAAGGAGTTAATGAATGACATCAACGATCCCGCCAATCTTGATCCAACTTCAAGCCGATATAAGTGGCTTGAAAAAGGGTCTTGCTGATGCGCAAAACGCAATCAAAGGCGTGGACAGCACAGTTAAAACTGCCAGTACAGGTGTAAATAACTTCACAAGTACAATTAAAAAACTAGGTGTGATTGCAGGAGTTACCTTTGGTACTTCTCAAATTGTTAATTTCTTTAAGAGTTCCGTAGCCGAGTCAACTAAAGCGGAAGCAGCACAGGCACGCCTTGCTAATCTGTTAATGAATACTAACGGTGCAACTCAAGCACAGATTACCGCCCTTGGAGAACAAGCAAGAGCCTTGGAAAAGGTCGGTGTTGTATCTGCCGATAACATAACAGTTGCTCAATCTCAATTAGCAACCTTTGATTTAACTGCTGCTTCTATTGCGACTTTAACTCCAGCCATCCTTAATTATGTGACAGCAGAAAAGGGTGCAACGGCATCCACGGATGAGTTCAAACAAATGACAAACGGCCTGGCTCAAGCCATGCAGGGTAACTTTGCCTCTTTGACTAAGACTGGCTTCGTTTTAGATGCGGCAACTAAAGCCACAATTGCCAACGGCACGGAGATGGAACGATCAAGAGCAGTAGTTGAAGTTTTAAACTCAACTTACAACAATTTTAATGAGAACTTAAGAAACACAAGCCAAGGCGCTATGCAAGTTGCCATTAATGATTTTAATAATTTAAAACAGAAAATAGGCAGCGAATTAGTTCCAACTATAATGGGATTTGCAGGAGCGCTGACCAGTAAAATCATTCCAGCCTTAACTAAATTAGTTGATTTCTTAGTTAAAAACAAAGACTCAATTGTTGCTGTGACTAAAGTATTAATTGCGGGTGCTACCGCTTACGCTGCTTATCGAACTGCCATGATCGTAGCGGCTGCAACAACCACAGCATTCAGAGTTGTGATGGTTTTAATGCGGGGCGCACAACTGGCATCGATTGCTTCCACCAACGGACTGGCTGCTTCTATGTTGGTTTTAAATGCTGCAATGAGGGCTAACCCAATTGGGGTCATTATCACGGTTCTTACCGTTTTAGCAGCGGGCTTTGTAATTGCCTGGAAAAATAGCGAGACCTTCCGCAAAGTTGTGGTCAAGATGCTTCAAGTTGTAATTAATGGTTTTGGATATTTGGTGGGCGCAATTGGATCGTTATTAAACGCTGCTTCAAAGATACCTGGCATAGGCGATAAGTTTAAAGGTCCTGCTGAGGCGGTTAATAAAACAGCCAATGACATCCGTAAATTCAGCGATGGGTTAGATAAATTAGCAAATAAAAAGGTTGATATTGAAGCCGATGTTAAAACCTCTGTTGATGGAAAAGGCGTTAGAACTGGCGATGAGGTCAAATTAAGCGATAAGGAAATGAAAGCCAGGGCAAAGGCTGCTGAGGAAAGAGCGCAAGCCACTTACCAGGCTATGAGTAATTACCTTGAGGCTCAAATTAACGCTCATGAAAGATACCAAGAAAAAGTATCTGACCTGCAAAAAAACTATGCAGAATCCATTGCTGATGCGGAAGAGTCCGATAGAGAGCGCCGCCTAGATGCACAGAAAACCTACGAATCATCTGTGGTAGATGCTCAAAAGAGCCACACCAAAACTATGGTGGATATTGCTAAAGATTATGCAAAGAAAACTGCAGAAATAGAAGCGGCTCTGCAAACCAAGATCACAGATTTGCGAACTGCGGCTGTGCAAAAGGCTGCAGATTTAAGGGCTAGGTCAGCAGAAAAAGAAGCATCAATTATCCAGCAATCGGTGGATCGTTTACGCAGCGCTTTTGCTTCAGGTACTGCCTTCAGTATTACAGACGCCTTTGCAGGCAAAACTTCAGGTGGCTTTTTAGACCAAATGAAAAAGCAACTTGATGATGCAAAGAAACTACAGGAGGCTGCGGCAGATTTAGCGGGCAAAGGTTACTCACAAACATTTATTGAACAGGTAGTAAAGGCTGGACCAACGGCTGGACTTAAAATGGCCGAGGAGTTAAAGAAAGCCTCACCTGAACAACAAAAAGAAATACAAGACACATTTAAAAACTTAGAGTCCATTCAAGACTCAGGTTTAAACACCCTGGCTAAGTCCATGAACGAGGGTGCCAATCTTGCGACCTCTGAACTTAAAGAGGCATACGATCAAGTAGCGATTGATTTAAAGAACTCATTGGCTGAAGTTGATCGAGAATTACTTGAGTCCCTGGCTACTGCCAATGCTGAGTATGCAAAGTCAATGCTTGAAGCCAAGAATGAACGAGATGCTCGAATCTTAGAAGCATCTACTCAACTTCAAGAAGCAATTGCTGCCGCTAAAGCCCAACTTGATGAATCCTTAGCCGCTTCTGCGGCAACCTTAGCCAAAGCCAGGGCCGAAGCGCAAAAGAGATTAAATGAAGGCTTGGCTGAAGCCCAAGCAACTCTACAGAAATCTTTAATTGATGCTCAAAAGGCTTATGAAAAGGCTATCGATGATATTTCATCATCAACTGCGCAAAAGTTAAAAGCATTACAAGCCCAACTTGCCTCAGTTGCTGCTGCCACCGCTGCGTTACAATCAGCCAACGCTGCCTACACCGCCGCAGCCAGCGCAACCCCCATTTATTCAACTGCAAATATTAACCCACAAGGCGGAGTTGGAAGTAACACTTATGGCCCATCATCAACTACTACGATTAATCAAAATTTCACATCAACTGCGGTTAATACCCAGGCGGTCACCACAGCAACAGTCAGCGCAGTTAAATATGGAGCAGCAATAACCGTGCCTACTTCTAACTTTACTTATGGCGCTGGCAATCCTGGATCTCCAGTTAACACAAAAGCAAAATCCACATCTAATTTTACTTATGGATCAGGTAATCCAATGGCGGCCAAATAATGAGTGCCGTAATTGCTAATTATTCGTTTTCGTTTAACAATCAGGTCTTTGGTGGTGAGGGTTCTCCTTATCAGATCATGAGCGTTGATGGCTTGGAAGGCTTGCCTGGAATTCGTAACCAAGATGACAACCGTGGTTATGCCGATGGAATGTTTTCAGGCAGAGATTTTTATAGCGGCCGATACATTACAATGATCATTCAGATACTTGGAAATAATGAAGGTTCAGCCCAAGCCAATTTCAATACATTACAACAGACCCTTTTAGCCCAACAAAGCGGCACTACGCCCCTTTACTTCATTCTCTCTAATGCCGACACCGAACAGGTCATTTACGCCCGTGTACGAGGCTTACAGGCCTCTGTAGACCCCAATTACACCTACGGTTACATCTTGGCCCAGGCAACTTTCTTTTGCCCTGATCCAGCCTACTATTCAAGCAATATTCAAACCGCAACCCTGGCCTATACCCCACCAACAGGCCGCACTTACAATCGAGTCTACAACCTTGTTTATGGTGGGGGATCAGCAACAATTACAACAAACATTCAAAATAACGGCTGGTATTACTCTTACCCAACCATTGTTTTAAACGGTCCTATTACAAACCCCATATTAGGTAATCAAACTGAAGGTTTTGCTTTGTATTTTAGTTGCACTTTAACCAACACCGACTTTTTAACAATTGATCTTTACAATAAACTTGTAACTTTAAACGGAAACCCTGCTCGAAACTTGCTGGCTTCGGGTCAATGGTTCTCTGCGCAACCAGGCACTAACTTGTTCTACCTAACAGGCAACGCAGGTAGTACAGTAGTGGGTGTGACAGGGGCAACCGTGACTTGGCAATCGGCTTACATTTAGGAGAATAAATGACAATAAGAACACCGCCCAGTTGGTTACAAAACGGTTCACATCCTGCTGAAAATGATCGCCTTACAACTCAGGCTTTGTGGGCAACCACAGGCATTATTAACAGCACTTCTTTATTAGTTACCCAAAATACACCCCCTGGTCTTTCTGTTGTTGTTAACTCAGGTTGGGCTGCAATTGTTGGAACAACTCAAGCCAACATGGGAACTTATGTAACCTACAACGACGCCGCTGTTGTTCTGTCTTTGACTACTGCTGATCCAACAAACCCAAGAATTGATTTAGTTTGCGCAACTGTTAATGACGCTTATTACACAGGCGCATTAAACAATGTTGTTTTACAAGTTGTTACAGGAACTCCTGCAGGATCACCTGTTGCACCTGCTCTTCCAGCCAACTCAATAACCTTAGCAACCGTGGCCGTTGGTGCGGGCGCAACTGCCATTACAAACGCAAACATCACAGACACTCGTGTTTTGGTAACCACCAACATTCCTGAAAGCGGAGATATTTCTGCGGTTGTTGCTGGCACAGGTTTAAGCGGTGGTGGATCAAGCGGCTCAGTCACTCTTTCTATTAATACAAGCGTAACCGCAGATTTAACTACTGCTCAAACGCTCACTAATAAAAATTTAACAAGCGTAACCAACACTTTCCCTACTTCTCTTGTAACGCTTACAGGTGCACAAACCCTTACAGATAAAACACTAACTTCACCTTTAATAAATCTAGGTATTAACGCACAAACTGGCACAACTTATACCACCGTTTTGGCTGACAACGGCAAGTTGATCACACAAACAAACGCTTCTGCTATTGCCACAACCATTCCGTTAAATTCAAGCGTTGCTTATCCAGTTGGCGCACAATTAAATATTGCTCAATTAGGCGCAGGACAAATAACTATTGCTGGCGCTGGTGGTGTTACCGTGGTATCTACAGGAGCCACCGCAGCAACTCCTAAAACTAGAGCGCAATACTCAACTCTTACATGCGTGCAAACTGCAACCGATAACTGGTTAGTAATGGGTGATATTGTATGAGCCGTTTAGCCTTAACTCCTACTAACGTGCCATCTAGTGCAACAGATATATCTACTCCAACACTTAGGGCTGGCGATTTATATTACAATACAACCGAGGGATTAAAGGTTTATACTGGTTCTGCTTGGGTAATTGTTTCAGGTGGGGGAGGAACTATTACAGAAATTGATGCTGGCGCATTTGATGGCGTAGCACCTTATATGGGTGGCAAAGATCCAAATGAAACTTCAACACAAACAGTTAATGGGGGAACTCCGTAATGGCAGTCGTAACGCAAATTCAAGTCCGCAGAGGTACTGCTTCTCAATGGACTTCCACTAACCCAACTCTTGCAGGAGGTGAGTGGGGCTTCGAAACCGATACAGGTAAAGCAAAAATTGGTGATGGTTCAACCGCTTGGACTTCATTGTCATATTTTGGTGGAACTGGAACAGTAACAAGCATTATTGCTGGTACAGGTTTGTCAGGTGGCACAATTACCTCTACTGGAACTATCGCTATTGATTCAACAGTTGCGACTTTAACTGGAACACAAACTCTTACAAATAAAACTTTAACCGATCCAAAAATTAACTTAGCCTTTGATGCAGAAACCGCTTCTTATACTGCCGTTCTTGTTAATAATGGTCAAGTAGTCACAATGGATAACGCTTCCGCTAATACATTTTCTATTCCAACAAATGCTTCTGTGGCTTTCCCAATTGGAACGCAAATAAATGTATTACAAATTGGTGCTGGTCAAACAACTATTCAAGCGGTGACAAGTGGCACAACTACAATTCAATCAACTGGTGCAAGTGCAGCAGCGCCAAAACTTCGAGCCCGTTATAGCGCAGCAACTTGTCTCAAAGCAGCAACTGACACTTGGTATGTGTTTGGAGACATAGCCTAATGCCAATACTTGGAGTTATTGCATCAGCCATTTCAGGAAACTTAGGTTTTTCTGCTGATTATCTTGTAGTTGCAGGTGGTGGTGGTGGCGCTAATAACTATGGAGGTGGCGGAGGTGCAGGAGGTTTACGCTCTACCGTAACTGCAACAGGTGGTTCAGGTTCTTTAGAATCTCCTATAATTTTAAACCTAAATACTGCATACACAGTAACGGTTGGTGCTGGTGGTGCGGGTGGATTTGGTACGGTCAGTGCTAATGCAAGGGGGCAGACTGGTTCTAATTCTGTATTTTCTACTATCACTTCCGATGGAGGTGGCGGTGGAGGTAATACTTATGGTTCACCTAATGGCGGTAATGGTGGTTCAGGTGGTGGTGGTAACTACGGTGGAACAGGTGGCACAGGTATCGCTACTCAAGGTTTTGCTGGCGGTAGCGGAAAAAGTCCTAATAAATATCCAAACGCAGGTGGTGGTGGCGCAAGTGCAGTAGGTGTTACTCCTGCAACAAACACAAGCAATGCTGGTGCTGGTGGTGCTGGTAGGGCAGTCGCAATTACTGGCACATCAATAACTTATGCTGGTGGTGGTGGTGGTGGATTTTCTTCTGACGGTGGTACAGCAGCAGCAGGTGCTGGAGGTGCTGGAGGTGGTGGCGGTGGTGGTACTTCGGCTGGCGGAAGCGGTACAAATGGAACTGCAAGTTTAGGAGGTGGCGGTGGAGGTGGTGGTGGTGATAGTGGTGGTGCTAATTTTGGTGGAAATGGTGGTTCGGGAGTTGTTATAACCCGTTACTCTGATGCTGGTGGACAAAAAGCGTTAGGCGGAATTGTAACTCAAACAGGTGGTTACTATATTCATAGATTTACATCATCAGGAGTATTTTATACAAATGCTAGCACTGCTGGTGCAAAAGCAACAGGTGGAACTATTGTAACTGACGGTTCATTTTGGTATCACACATTTCTTAGTGGAGGAACATTTGTTCCAAGTTCTGCTTTAACAAATGTTGATTACCTTGTAGTAGCAGGTGGTGGTTCAGGTGGATCACACGAGGCAGGTGGAGGCGGTGCGGGTGGTTTGCGTTCAACTGTTTCTTATACTGGTGGTGGCGGAAGTTTAGAATCTAAAATATCTCTTAGTTCAGGCGTTACATACACCATTACAATTGGTGCTGGAGCGCCAGGTTCTACCAGCGGCACAGGTAGTGGTCAAGATGGCGGACCTTCTTCTATTGCTGGTTCAGGATTAAGCACAATTACTTCTGATGGAGGTGGCGGAGGTGGTGGCAGTTCACTAAGAAATGGTAGGGCTGGTGGTTCAGGCGGTGGCGCTCACGTTTCTACTGGTTCAGGTGGTTCAAGAACAGCATCTCCAGTTCAAGGTAATAACGGTGGTGGAAGTGGTACAGCAGGAGGCGGAGGCGGTGGAGCAGGTGCCGTGGGCGCAGTATCAGGATTAGGTGGTATTGGTGCTTTAATTACTGCTTTTGCTGGCATCACTGGCACTGGTGATCAAGGTTATTATGCAGGTGGTGGTAATGCTGCTTACGGTCCTGCTTATGCTCAACCAGGTGGTGGCTCTGTAGGCGTTGGCGTTCAACCAGGTATTGCCGCTCAGGTTAATACAGGTGGTGGTGGTGGTGCTGTAATTAACGCACAAAATCCATCAGGTGCTGGTGGTAGTGGTATTGTAATAATAAGATATGCAGTATAACGAGAGGGCAAAATGGAAATAGTTAAAGATAAAAAAACTAAAATTACGCAATGTTTTAGTTATGAAGTAGTAATGTTAGTTCACATTATTGCTGATAATGAAAAAACTGCTAAAGAACAATTAGATGAAAAAGGCGGAATTGTGACTAAACGTGAAGTAAAATTACTTAATACCGCAACGTTATACGGAGAAGAAAAGGAATAATTATGGGTCACTATGCAAAAGTAGAAAACGGAATAGTCACGCAAGTAGTTGTTGCTGACGGAAATGATTGGTGTGAACAATATTTAGGTGGTGAGTGGGTTCAGACTTCTTATAACACATTTGCTGGAGTTCACTCAGGCGGTAAATTCCCTATTCACAAAAATTATGCAGGTATCGGGTACACATTTGATGGCACTGGTTTCGCTGCGCCTAAACCTTTTGAATCTTGGACATTAAATAAAGAAACTTATCTTTGGGAAGCCCCAACACCAATGCCGACTGATGGCAAGAATTACACATGGAATGAAGAAGATTTAGAGTGGGTGGAGATTACCCTTCCAACAGAGTAATCTAACGGTATGGCCACCACCTATCGTTATTTATTTGTAGATCTGCCAACTAACACAGTCATAGCAGAACTACCTTTGACTGGTGTCGCTTTTACACAACAGTTAAATCAGGCTGGAACTTTTACAGGCCACTTGCTGCTTTCAGGTGTAGATGCAGCCGCTTTTAATGTGGATTCATCAACCATTCCAGGCGCTTGCGGTTTATATGTTGATCGGGATGGGGTTTTGGTTTGGGGTGGCGTTATTTGGGGCCGAACTTACAACAGCACCGAACAAACACTAACATTCCACGCTCGAGAGTGGATTTCATATTTTGAACGCCGCCGCATTACACAAACCGTCGATTTTGCAGGAATTGACCAGTTAGTTATAGCCAAGACGCTAGTTGAAGACGCTCAAAACGCTACATATGGTGACATTGGAGTTCTTTACAACACCGCAGGACAAACCTCTTCGGGTGTTTTAGTTGATCGTGTTTATTATAATTATGAGTTAAAAACTGTGTTTAGCGCTATTCAAGATTTATCAAGACAAGAGGATGGCTTTGATTTTGATATAGATATTGAATACGACATTGTTACAGGCTTGCCAACTAAGGCTTTTAATACTTATTACCCAAGAAGCGGAGTTGCTTACAATCCAACCGCCCCTGCAGCCTTAGTCTTTCAATTTCCAGCGGGCAACATTGTTGAGTACGAATATCCTGAAGATGGGTCAATTGCTGCAAATACAATCTACGCTTTGGGCGCAGGTTCTAATGAAGGCAAGTTAATATCAACTGCGCAAGATTTATCTAAACTTACAAGCGGCTGGTCTTTATTAGAGGATCAGGCTAACTATTCTGACATTATTGATCAAGATGTGTTAGATGAGTTGGCTATTGCTCAAGTGAATGCTGTGTCTTATCCACCAACAACGCTTAAAGTTGTAGTGCCACCTTATGTTGATCCAGTTTATGGCTCTTACGAAGTTGGCGATGACGCTCGTATTATTATTCAAGACAACCGTTTCCCCGAAGGATTAGATGAAATTTACCGCATAGTTGGCGTGTCGGTTCAACCTGGCGAAGACGGTCCTGAAAGGGCTACGCTGACGCTGACTCAAGGTTCAGGAGAAGCCTAATGCCATATATTAATCAGCCGCCAGCGCTTCAAACTATGTTTAATGATTTAGATGTTCGTTTGCGCAAGTTAGAAACTGCTGTGCGTTTTACGGCCCCTGATGTATCAACAGAACCAACCTACCCACGAACTGGCGACATCATTTTCGATAACACGCCCGATCAAATGAAGTATTGGAATGGCACAGAATGGGTTGTCTTTGCCGATGATTATCTTGGAGTTCCCAAGATTGCTTTTAACTCCACTTGGACAGGCACAGGCTTGGCTTACACAGGCACGCCAGCCACAGGATTTTATTCCAGGGTTGGCAAGATGGTTTTCTTTACGATCAGGGTTAACTGCACAACTGTTACAAACTTTGGCACAGGTAATTATTCGCTTACTCTACCCACAGGTTTGCAGCCCAACATACATAACTTAGTTACTGGCGGTCTGCACCACATCTCAAGCGGCGATCATTACCTGCTTTACATGGACTTTAATGGCGCAAGCCTTACCGCTGAACTTTACTATCCTCAGTCAAATGGCACGATGGCACGGATGGATCACAACAGTCCGCATACATTACAGACGGCCGACTTCTTTTATTTTACAGGCATGTATTTCCTGGCATAAGTTATTATTACAACATGAGTACAAATGAATGGCTAGGAATTGCCATAGGTTTCACATCGCTTTTAGGGTCGCTTGCAGTTGCTGTCCGTTTCCTGGTTAAACATTATCTTATTGAGTTAAAACCAAATGGCGGCAGTAGTTTAAGAGATGAACAGAACAGGCAAGGCGACACAATCAAACGACTGGAGACTCGGATTGATGAAATTTACAGCATGTTGCTTAATAAGTTTTAGTTTATTTGGACTAACTGGTTGTGGGTATCAAGGATGGGTCAGATATCCGTGTCAAGAATTCAAAAACTGGGAAGCGCCTGAATGTAACCCGCCGCAATGTGAAGCGCTGGGGCTTTGCACAAAAGATTTATTACCTGAGGTGGCGACCAATGGCTAAAAAACGCTTTACTCCTGAGGAATTGCACGCTCGATTAATTGTAAGCATAGGAATAATCCTTGCTGTGGTGTTTGCAGGTAGTGTTTTTAGCCTTCTTTACGCTTTGCTTTTTATCACTCAACCTATGAACCAAGCCCCGAATGATGCAGCGTTTATTGATTTAGTATCTACTCTAAGCGTGTTTTTAACTGGCACTTTGGCTGGAATGGTAAGCGCTAATGGGCTAAAATCTAAACCAAAGCCTCCTATCGAGGAGGAAAAGGAGGTAAAACCATGAGTGTAAAAAAGGTGCTTCAACTGTGCGCTGACAAAATTGGCTATACAGAAGGTCCAAACAACGATACAGAATTTGGCAAATGGTTTAATTTAAACAACCAACCCTGGTGCGCCATGGCCGCTTCAAAAATGTATTCAGACGCAGGAATTCTATCTACCGTTGCTAACACTAAAAAAGGTTTTGCCTCTTGCGATGCTTGGCTTAAATACTTAACTAAGAACAACCAACTGGTTCCTGTCGGCCAAGCCCAGGCTGGAGATTTGGTTTTCTTTCAATTTGATGCTGATGCTGAACCTGATCATGTTGGTATTGTAAAGTGGCATAACACCGCTCTTAAATACTTACAAGTTTATGAAGGCAACACATCAAGCGGTAAAAGCGGAAGTCAATCAAACGGCGACGGTTTTTATCTGAAAAGGCGTGACTATAAAACAATCATGGCGGTAGCCCGCCCCAAGGAGTAAAAATGAACACAAAGTTAAAAGCAGCAATTGAATCTTACGCTCGATCCTTCGTAGTTGCGGCTATAGCCGTTTACACTGCTGGTGAAACCGATATTAAGGCTATTGCGATTGCTGGACTAGCCGCTATTGCTGGCCCTGCAATTAGAGCCGTTAATCCAAAAGACCCTGCATTTGGCTTCATTGCTGACGCAGTTGATGTTCAAATCAAAGCCCTCGCAAAGAAATCAAAGAAAACCAAGAATTAATTGCGATCGAGAAACGCCCGATTCCTTTCCATCGGGCGCTTTCTCTTTTCAGACTCTTGATGTATCCTTGAGAGTAAGGAGGCAAATTTATGGCGCTTGAAAATGCAATTAATTCTATCCTGTCAAAACGAACATCTAATAGATCCACTATTTATTGTGCTTATCGGGTTATGTATGAAGGATTAAGTAAAGAAGATAAAAAAACATTAGACGATGCATGGGCAAAGAACTTCCCTGTTAATTTAATAGTTCAAGCATTACGGGCCGACGGTCAAAAATGCAGTGCCGATACTATCCGAACGCATAAAGATGGCACTTGCAGGTGTCCGAAAGAATAGAGGCGCTCTTGAAAGAGCGAGGCAAAATGTACGGTGACGCCGCTGAGAATTTCACGGCCATCGGAAGAGGTTGGGGAGCCATTTTAAATATTGAGGACATTCCTGCTTACCAAGTTGCTCTAATGATGGATTTCTTAAAAACCATTCGTTGTTCTGTTAATCCAACACACGCAGACTCTTGGACCGATAAAAATGGTTATTCAGAATTAGGCAAAAGGATTGCTTTAGATGAGTCTTGAGGAGCAATTTGCAGAAATGCCTGACGGCATTGAGTCTAAAGATGTTAAAGAATTACGCCAGGCTTTGCTTCGAATTCAAAAACAATTGAAGAAAGCCAAAGAAAGAACAGAAGAGTTAGTAGAAACCACCCAACAAGCGGCTTACGATGCCATGTTAACTTACGGGCCACTTAAAAATGCAACCGTTCCTGAAATTGATAAACGCAAAACCAAAGCCGAAGTTGCCCTTTGGCACATGACTGACTGGCAAGGTGCAAAAAGAACAACAAGTTACAACAGCGAAATAATGCGCAAGAGAGTGCTGGAATTTGCGCAAAAAGCGGTCCGCATTACAAACATTCAAAGAGCAGATCATCCAGCCTTC